TGCTCGCAACTGTCCAACCATTGAGCTACGCTGTAAGTCTTGTATTTGACGCGCCTCGCCTGCGGGTTGTGGAAAATTCCAAACGCGCTGGTGTCAAGCGTATTTCGCGAAACGCCTGCGTAGTCTGCGATCTCGCTTTTACTCATGCTGTCGCCGTAGCGGTCAAGTAGGTATTTCACAAGTTCACGACCGCGTAGGTGGGTGAAATTCACGTCGGCGTATTTGGCTTTCATTTCTTCTTCCTTTTGCGGTCAGCCTTGCGCGTGTCGTAACTCACGCCTGTTAACTTATCCAGTCTTTTCCGGGTGTCCAAACTTCCCGCAGAATTCTGCGGAATGTTTGCAACAGTAGATATGTAATCTTTCGTCCTCTCGATATTTCTCTGGATATCCAAACTTTCTTCCAAATCCCGCAGAAGGTCATACCTTGTACCTTGGTTATTTTTTGCCTCTTCCGAAAAGATAGGCTTGTACAAATCTTCAAGTTCATTGGCAAGTTTCGTCCTTTGCCACATATTGATATTCCTACGCCCCAGTTGGTGTTTGATTATCCACAAGCGGCATTCGTCGTCGTCGTCAAAAGATAGTTCTGCCGTCTGATACGCAAGCCCGTGTTTCTCTGCTATCTCTAAGCGGTTGTGACCGTCCAACAGGTCGCCTGTTTCTTTGCGCACGATAAGCGGGTCAAGAACACCGTCGCGCAGGATATTGGCTTCGAGCTGCGCGTATTCTTCCGGCGTAAGTGGCGGGATAATGCTTTTATATGGCTGGTTCATTCTTCCCACCTACTCGGCGCAAGGCGCACTCGGGGTTTCGCCGCAGTACCCGCTTTCGACAATACTGCTGGCCTGTCCAGCCGGAATTCCGGTGCAGATATTTGATCGCGCGTAATTTCTAATGACTTGATCTGGTTCTTAACCCGGTGCGCTAACTCCATTTTCATATCATTCACCCAGCGTGTCCGTAACGTTTAATGTTACGTCGTCGTTAAAAAAAATTGGAATAGGGTCTGTGATCGAAAGCAGCTTCATCATCTTTCCAATTTCGTCACTTGCGAAAATTCCCTTGCTCATTTTTATTGAGAAGGTTTTTCTTGATATTCCAATGTATTCTGCGACATCGGTCAGCGTTAGGCCCTTTGCCACGATAGCTGCTCGCAATAAGTTCTTGTTTAGCATTTATTTCTCCTCCGTAACTCTCAATGTTACAGTATATGCTATATCACGTGCCGGAACGTGTCAAGTCACTTTATGTTACATTTGTGTTTCATTAAAGGACGGATATGATATAATTTCAGAATGGCAATAATAAATGATAGGATAAGAGAATTCCGCATTGCGCGGAAAATGTCGCTCGAAGAACTTGCGCAGCAGATCGGCGTATCTCGCCAGACGGTATTCAAATATGAACATGGGCTTGTTGCGGATATCCCATTTTCCCGTATACAATTACTCGCCAAAGCATTAGACACAACGCCATTATTTCTTATGGGCCTTGAAGATCAAGTAAAACGAATTTCAAAATATTTACCATTATTCGATTGCGATACATATATTCTCGACTATCCCAGCGGTAAACCGGCAGGAATAGAAGCATATGAAGATATGGCAAATATGCTTGAAGGCCACGAAAGATATGTGAATGAGAATATTGATAAAATAAGCAAAGCCGTCAAAAGGAATTCAGAATTTGCTCAGTTTTTCTATGAATTAGTTGACGCATTTGAACAAAGTTATTATGAGTTAAGAATGATAGATATAGCATATATTATTGCAGAACTAAATAGTGACGGCGTTGCATATCTACTAAAGCAAGCGGAATTTGCGGCGAAGCAGGACGAATATAAAAAAAGTGATCTCTCTGAACTGGTGGAAAGCTGAACATAGAAGATAGGAAAGGGGAATTGAAATGAGCGGAGGCACGATACTAATAATTATTATTGCGGTGTTTGCGATAACCGCATATGTATTCATTGAGAAACGCGTTATCGGGGAAAGCCGAGCAAAGAAAGTTGTCGGGAATATAGTCCCATTTATTATTACAGGGCTTGTTATATGGATAATCCTTTTTGCGCCCCAATATGAAACGTTCCACAATGTAAAATATCAGGTAGATCATGGCGCAAAAACATACGATACAAGCGAATTCGACAAAGAACATGGTTTCCCAGAAAATAAAACATACGAGTTGCTATATGGCGAATATCTACGTATTGCATATCGTGGTGACGCAAAAGACGTTTCCGCGAAAGAATTATACGAGAAGGTATTAAACTCTGATTTAGACATAACAGATTATGGCGATTGGTCTAATAATGGATTGTCTGGATATCGAATATACTACACAGACAGGACGGACGCAGAAGATAATGGATATATAACATATAATGCCCGCATCTATTTTACATACAAGGGCGGCGTTTACATAGCCAGTTGGGACGATCAGGTATATACAGAAAATCAAGCGGATTATCCATTTACAAACATTATGGGCGATTCCCCGATTGCAGATAAATTCTTCAAGTCAATCCGCGGAAAATGACCCATTAACTTTTCCCCATTTATTTAACAAGCAGCGAATTGCAGAAGGATAGAGAATGACTAAAGAGCGAAAGGTTGAATACAATAAAAAGCGGGTTCACCTTAGGTATCTCTCCGTTCGGTACGTCCCCGCGTCGTGATTTAAATATAGTGTACCACAGAAAGTGAATTTCAACTTAAAAAATAAAAATTTATTTTATAGAATTATATATTAAAAATAATGGATTTATTTAACATACCGCAGACGATATATAAAAGGGCTTAATATATGGCAAGAGAGAAAGAATACGAAGGGAAACTGTACCGAAGGACTTTCATGTGGAAAGGGCAAAGGGTATACGCTTCCGGACGGACGCCGGAAGAGGCGGCGGCCAACCGCGCCCTGAAAAAGAGAGCACTCGAAAAAGGCGAAAAGCTCATAGAGAAACAAGGGACGCTATGCAAGGACTGGGCTGATATATATTTTGAGAAGTACCGCGAACCGGTGATAGTCGCCAAGTCGTATAGGGACGAGAAGTCTTTGTGGAAAGTGCATATCCGTCCGGTGATAGGCGCGAAGATACTATCAGGAATCAAGCCGCTGGACTGCCAAGACGTTCTCAATAAAATGTCAGCCAAAGGGCGGCGCGAGAAGCAGATCAGGAAAGCCATGATATTCACGAACGCCATGTTCCGGGCCGCTATCGAAAACAACCTGTTGGTCGAGAACCCTGCGGCAAATTTGAAAATGCCTGACTGCGCCGAGAACAATTCACACCGCCCGATAACGGACGAAGAGCGTACCGCCTTGCTTGCGGCTTGTGACGCTTTGCCTTATCCGCATGGCTTGTTTGCTTGCCTTATGCTCTACTGCGGGCTTCGCCCCGACGAAACTTCAAGGGTGAAATGGGATGACTTTGACTTAATTGCGCCAAGGCTTTACGTGGACGGGACTAAAGGGAAAAAGACAAAAAAGAAAAAGTCAAGGCGGTGGGTCCCTATCCCCGCAGCATTATTGCCACGCCTATACGCGCCGCTGGCTGTTTACGACGAGAAGCTGCGCAAAGACGTTAAGCCTTTAATGAATGAAGCCTACGCGCTTATAAACAAGGACGGGAAGCCGATCACGGAAACGCAGCGCGGCGATCTATGGAAGCGGATAATTAAGGAAATGAACGTATTGATGGGCGGTGAGAGATACGAAGGGGTGCTGCGCGACATAAGGGAATGGGACGGCTGCATTGTGGCAAAGGACTTTGTGGCGTATGACCTTCGCCATACCTACGCTTGCGATCTAAGGGATGCTGGCGTTCCAATCGACGTTGCGGCAGAGTATCTCGGGCATGTTGACCTTACAATGCTAAAGCGCGTATACCTTCACGCAACGCATAGGTCATTCAGCGATAGCCTTGAAAAAATTAACGCTTTTCAGGGGTCGAGTGTCGGTGTCTGACCCTGTTTTCGTTGCATTCCCGTTGCAGGAAACGTGAGATAATGGGCATTTTCGTTGATATTCCAACAAATGAAAACAGGCTCATAACCCGGAGGTCGTTGGTTCAAGTCCATCCCCCGCAACCAGCAAAAACCGTTGGAAAACATTGAAATTCCAACGGTTTTTAATTGTTTCCAATAAGGAAAAATGCGCCCACATATTAACATTGCTTGAAAATAATATGCACTAATTGCACTTATTGCAACGGTACGTGTTGCACGAAACGTTGCACGGAATAAAAGCTGTACCTTATTTCACCGGCTGGTTCCAGACGTACCAAAAGTCCTTGACAGCGTTCCATTCGTCGTCTGAGCCGTACTGTGAGCGGGTCGGCGCAATGCCGTCCAAGGCGTTTGCGATAGCTTTGTTGATAGCTTCCGCGCAAAGGTTGGCTTTCCGAACGTCTGCGGGGTTGGTTGCGTTCTTAGCGTCGTTCACATAGTCGTTGTGGGTCTTAAAATACCCGCTTTCCGTTTTGAACCCTTTGCCGTCTTTGGGGGTTTTATCGTAAACACGCTTCTTGGCGACGCTTAGTTGGTGGCTGTCCGGGTCTGCGGTCATCCAGTTGTCGCCGTAGGTTTTCTTGGAATTGTTGACTTTCGCGGTAATGGTGTCTAAGGTGTCTTGGTACTGGCTAACGTAACCGGCCTTTGTGATATCCACCGCGTCAGCCTCTTTCTGCGCCTGTTTCGTATCGTCGGCAATGCTACCGGCAACCTTGTCGTTTTGCAGCGTGACTTTCGTTTCGTAAATTGAGTCAGCCCATGACTGGTATTTTTTAAGCTGCTCAGGCGTACGGGTATTGAACCACGCTTCCTTTGACAGGTCGGGCAGCCTTACCTTGCCGCCTTCCGCTTCAAGCATTGCGATCTTGGCAAGCGCGGCCTTGTCCTGTTCAAGCAAGACAGCCTTGCCCTTGTCCTTTTCGTTTTTGATAGCTGTGGAAATGTCGCTCATGGACGGGACGGGTATGATATGCGGGTATTTGTCCACTTCGCCTTCTTTCACTTTCGGCTTGGCGTTTTCAGTTATGCCTGTGCCGGATACGGCATTGTAAATTTGCGACGCGTGTTTGAATTCAAGGTCATCGGGGTTCCATTCCTTATCGGCCTTGTCGCCGTTTCTATCCGCGACCTTGCCGTATTCGTAGGTCATTAAGCCTTTGGAATTGTAGAACGCGGTGACGGACTGGTTGGACTTGTACGGGTCAACAAATACCTTGTCATACACAATTTCAAGCAAGTTTTCGCCAAGCGACTTTGCGCTGTCTGACTTCTGCGCCTTGTTCGCAATTTGCGTGACGATACCGAATGTCTGGTCTAAGACGTACTGGACACCCATTGGCGTATTGACTACCCCGCCGTATTTCGCAAGAACGCCGCCAAAGTCTGCTATGTTAATTGCCGCTGCAAGGGTTGTCGCAAAAGGTGTAGTTTTCTCGTCTTGGATATCCATATACGCTTTGTGCGCTGTGGCAATGTCGCCGGTATCAATGGCCGCTTTTGCCGCGTCAAGCTGGGTGCGGTATTTCTGCGTGTTCACAATTTCATTGCCCATCCAGTTCACGTTCTTTACGGCGTTGAGTATCGACCCTAAAGCGATCTGGGTTGCTGGCAAGAAGTTTGTCTTTGCCACGTCAAAACCTCTAAGGAACAGCCCGCTCCAGTCGCCGGTCTCGTAGCCTTCCATAATTAAAAGCGGTACGGTTGAAAAGACTGTGCCTACTTCGCGGGCTATCGGTATTTTCACTATCGCGTCTGGCATCATGGAGCTGATAATGGGTATGTCTTTCCCATTGAATGTGATATACCCGTCCATGTAGAACTTGGACAGCTCTTTCCAGTCGTCGTCGCTGGAATGGCTCATCATCCACCTGATACCAAGCGATAGCAAGGTGATCGTCGCCAATGCGTTGGTGTAACGGACACCTTTGTTATCTTCAATTACCCCAGCTCGTACGAATTTGTCAATGCCCTGCAAGGACGCTCTGCCGAATGGGACGAATTTATAGAATATCCTCGCAGCTACGCCATAGCCGGACTTCGCAAAGAATACGGAACTGTCATGGTATTCGTGGACGGCAAGCATACGCTTCTCTGCGTCGGAAAGGTTATGCCCGTATTTCTTTGACTGCGACTTCTGGCGCATTGCCTCGGTTGCAAAGATACTGCCGCCGCGCAGTTGCCTGTTAGCCTGCGCCTGTCTTGGAAGTGCCTCAATAAACTCGTTCATTGCCGACACGCCCATTATCATGCTTTTCCCGATATACCTTGTCATGCCGGCGGCGAAATGGCCTTTGTCGTTTTTAGCCATGGCATAGGCGTATCTTGGACCCATTGTACGCGTGATCTTGTCGTAGTTCGACCGTTCCTGCCGAAAGTCGGAAGTTATTGTGTCATGCCCGCCGCCCATGATATTCGTTTGCGCACGGTTGCCGGTGGGGTTTCGTTTTGACGTTACAATGTCAAAGGCCGCCTTGCCCATTTCAAACGGCATTTCCCAGAACGGTATCTGCGACTGGAACAGGGACGTGGGTATGTCTCTGAGGAAATTGGAAAACGCAAAGACCGGGTTGTAGGCGGTGGTTGTGACGGTGGTAATGTTCTTTATCGCCGCGACTACGTTTAACGCCCGGAGTGCTTCTTCTTCGCTGAGTGCGGAAAGTGCCCTGCCCATATAAGCACCGCCAAGCCCGGACGCTTTTTCATAGTAATGCGCTTCGTGGTTTTCGTCGTAGACCGTTATGATCTTCCCGTCTTGTTCCATGGACTGCTGGAACAGGTCGTCCCTCATGATATCAAAGGCTTCGGTATACCCATGGCCTATAAGCCATGCCGCTTTGTTTTCGGCTGCGTTGTATTGTTCCAAGCCCTCTTCGTTAAGGTTTTCTTTGGCGATCTCGTTATATTTGCCGTTAAGGGTTTCCTTTGCTTTGAGCTTGCGTTCCGCTTCTTTCGCGTCAACCGCTATAAGGTAGTCGGAAATGATCTCGCGGCCAATGTCGCCGCCCCTGTAAACCCTGTCAAGGGCTTTCATCATATTCTGGTGCGTGACGTGGCTTACGATATCCGACGCATACATGAGCAGGGCTTCCATAGGCTCGTACATATCAAGGTCGGAACCGCCGCTACTCGTTTTTTTCATAACGCCTCTGGTGTCTTTGTCAAGCACCCTTCTGATCGGCCAATGGTTCGGGTATATGGACTGCATGGTGTTCCAGTCCTCTATCGAAAGCTCGCCGGTATTCACCATCCACTCTTCCACGAAAGTGTTCTTCCAGCCGTTAAGGGCCTGCTGCGCTTCATGGAAATGCGGGTGCTTGCCTTCTACATTTTTCACCACTTCTCCCGTAAGCTCGAATGTGCGCTTTGAGCCTACGAAATACGCAATTTTCCCGGCAAGTTCTTGAAGCTCGCTGTCAACGTCAAGCTCCTGTACGGTTGGGTCTTTCGCGAATGTGTTCCTGCCGATCTTTTTCCGCTCATACGCTGTCAACGCATTCACGTAAACGCCAAAGAGTTTGTATTCGTCAGGCTCTAATAAAGCTTTCTCGCCGCCCTCCCTCTTTTGGTGCAGGGTGGCAAGCAGACCTTTGACGGGCTTTCCGTCTTTCATGACAACTTCGCCGTTAGGTGTGAACATGACAGGGCCGCTGATAAGGTTCGCTGTACGCTCGGACGGCGTGTATGTCATTTCCGACAGGATAGACATATTGTCAAGCGGGGAAAGCTGGTATTGCCTTGGGTCGCCTTTCTTTAGCCCCTTGTTGTATTTCTTACGCGCCTTGTTGATATCCATTGCGATCTTGTACATGACGGCGTAGCGGTCTACCCAATATGCCCTTAAACCCATATAGCGGTATCCGGCCTTTTTGTAAAGGTTGCTAATGTCGGCAAGCGTGGAATAGGAATGCTTGGTCGGGTTGCTTTGGGCTGCGCTGTGGTTCTGTGACATATCGCGCTCTATCCAGTCGGCGTGATACCACCGCCTAAAGTCCTCGCTCGCGCCTTTGATCTGCTTCATGTACATACCGAAACCGTACAGGCGGTTGATCGTGTCTATGAAGTTTGTGCCGTCGCTGAGTTTCGCAAGCTCCCTTGCAAATTCGGGGTTAAGGACCATGAACCGGACAAGCTCGCCAAAGACTTCTTTTTCGTAGCCGTCTGTCTTTTTGATATACGGCATTTTCTCGCCTATCTCTTTCAGCTTTTCTGCGTATTTCCGCACAATGCCAAATTTCTCGTCAAGCCAATGGCCGATCTCATGCGCGTAGCCGACGATATCGGAATGCCCGAATTTCGCGGTGTCAACGACGTGTACCCTTGGACGGAATTCAGCCCTTGCGTTATTTTCTTCAAGCTGCCCGGTGTGCAGTTCAATGCCAAAGCCATTGCCAAGTTTCTTGATAATATCTTCAAGCGAAATAACCCGCGCGTTCTGCTTCTTTGGCAATGGGATAACGCCTTCGCCCCAGACTTCCCATGCGCCGCCGCCTTCGGCATAGCTCTTTTCCATTTGCAAGCGGCGGTCGGCTTCCAGTTTGTCCTGAGCAAACATATGGTCATAAATTTTCTGCAAGTCGCGCTTAGGTTCCTGCTTGCCTTCGTCCTTGTTCTTTTCGGCAAGCTGTTTCTTTACGCTTTCCTGCGCTTTCGCTATGGACGGGTGCGGTTCTTTAGGGGCTTTCATTTCTTCAAGTTTCGCCCGCGCGATCTTCTGTCCGTCCGGCATTTCCGCATCTGCAAATAAGTGGTCGAATACCTGTCGCATTTCAGGGCTGATCTTCACGCCTAAGTCGTTTGCGGACTTGTAGACTGACCGTATCCATTCCATGAACTGTTTCAGGACGGACTTCATTTCAGGGCTGCCGGTGAATTTCCCTTCGTGGATATACCTCTCAGCCATTCTCGCGAACTGTTCATGCTGTTCGTCAGTTATCTCCTCGCCGTCCTTGATTCCAAGCTCTTTCTTGATCGCTTCCCAACTATCCCTTATTTCTTTCGGGCATTCATCAAACATTACGGCAGTCTGAATGTATTTCAGGAAAGCGTGTCCTAATACCTCATGGATACCGGTCGAAGCGTCTGAACTCTCGAATAGGTTTACGATCATACCCATGTCGTCTTTATTGAATACGATCTCGCCTTTGTCTAATTCTTGATAAAGCCTATCAAGGATTTCGATGGAATTGTCGTCAAAGACCACATAACATTCACCGTCTTTTTTGCCGTCGTATTTAATACCCTTTACCCCGAATTCGTTCAGCTTGCGCGAGGCTTGCTCATCGCCTGTAATTGGTTTCATCCAATTACCTTCGCGGCCTTGTTCCTGGTTAAACAAATCCTTTCCGAGTGCGAGGTAAATATCTCGACCAGTCGCATCGCGCTCTATCGCACCTTCTAACATCCGAAGTTGACTGCGAAGTTGGGATTCTAAATTCTGGCGTTCTCCAATTAAGTCATTCAGTTCTGTGTACGCCCGGTGTCTTTCTTCCAGCGCATCGGAATGCTCTTTGGATATCCGTTGGTAATCTTGATCGGAATTTAGAATTCTTTTCTCATCTTCATTTATGCCATTTGGAAATTCCCCACCTAAGAGATAATCATTTTCGTCGAATTTCCTTCCAAGCAATTCCGATGCTCGCGTTGCGAGATCAACTCTTTTAGCTTCGACGCCATTTGAATGCGCTCGATATATGACACCGGCTACTCTTTCTTTTTGTTCAATATCGGCAATATCGTTTTTGATTTTAGCTTCATCGACATTAACCGCCTCGCGCATAATGCGGTTAAGCGCGCCCTTAACTGCTTCCGGCTGCTCGCTGAATGGAAGCTGTTCATTAAGCATGACTTCATCGGGCGGGATATCAGCGGCGTAGACATTGCCCTGCGCTTCCCGACGCGCCTGTTCTTCTACATCAGCGAAAGCATCGAACAGCGCAGCGGTTTCAATAATATCCGACGCTTCTCCGAGACCGCCAAGATTGCTAATGAACCCATCATTGTTGATAGGCAACGAAATAATGTTCTCATCGACACGTTTTGCGATATCCCACAACGGAACTTCGTCCGGGCTTATATCTTCTTCTTTAGCAATTTCGTTGCGATATTTTTCTACTGCCTCGTCGGTTATTGCGGAATACCTGTCGGTATAAGTGTCATCTCTGTATACAAGTTCGTATGCGTCCCGAAGCATAACATCGGGGTCTAACATATCATTATTTTTTTCGGAAAGCCTGTCTTTATATCCTTCTGCAACCATTCTGCTCTTGGCGAAGTACAGTCCATGACCGTGGGCTTGTGCGCCTTCGCCTGTCCCAACATGATTCATGCTGAATTTTGCGATCTGATAAGGTGAGCCATGAAAGACGGATTGCTTGTGAATTTCAGGCCGCTTGACATCCTCTCTACCTTGGCGTATAGTTTCATTATCAAGCACCGATGGGCTATGGATGTCGACGATGTAGTTGGTTTTTCCAGCTTTTCCGCCACTCCCTTGTGCAGTCGGTGCTTCTTCATGCTCTAAGAACAAAACACTTCCATCTGGGGCGACAATTTCATGAACTCTAAAATAGCGTTTACCTTTGAAGCGATGCACAACTACTGCCATATCGCCGGGTTCCCCGTTAATTACAACTCGTCCGGCAAATGTTACAGTTTCGATTCCATAGTTCTTATGGTTCGGATGCCGTTCAATTTCTATTCCGCGTTTAATGACATCATAGGCAAATGGGAATGCTTCTGCTTGATTGTCATGGTGTACGTATTTCTTCCACGCTTTTCTTATCCTCTCTCTATCTACAACGATTTTATCGAACCCTTGCCTGTCTATAACGAATCCTTTGCTATTGAAAAATTTAACAATTTCTAAGAAACTTTTATTATCATTAGCCTTTAGCCCGCGTGTCTTTCCAGTTGCAATAATTCCATGCTCTGCTATTTTTTCTTTGTTGGCAGCGATTTGATCTTTAAGATATAATATTTCTTGTTTTTCCTGCGCATCTTGTGCATCTTGTTCTGATTTGGATTTTTTCTTTCGCCTTTTCGCCTGTTTGTGGACTTCCTCTTCCCCGCTCCATTTCTCATCTGCCCTGCGAATCTCTATATCAATAACATTCGCCATTTTTTGAACAAACGGGTCGTCTGCTCGCATACCCTTTGTCGCGCGGGCGTGGAAGTTCCCCAGCACGTTTGCAAAGAACCTCCCTGTTTCATGCGCCTGCGCAATACGCTCTGCGTCTTTCTGGTTCGCCTCTGCTACGACTGGCGGTATCGCTTCGTCAATATTGTCGTTTGGTGCGGCTTTATATTCAGCCGCGAGGTCGTCTATTCGTTGTTGGTCGGCTTCTGTTCCGAGTCCTTCTGGTTCCCCTCGTCCAGTAGCTGCTTCTTCTGCTCGTCCGTCAGCACTTTGCTTTTGAGTATTGCGAGCTTTGTCAGTTCGTCCATTGATATACCTCTCAGTTTCATTCTGCGCAAGCCGGTTTACCTCTGAGTCAAACCGCGCTTTGTCCATGTTGACATTCTTCGATATATAGTCCCTGACCAATTCTATCACCGGCGTGACGTTGGAATCAATCATTGCGCGTAGGCTTTCAATGTCGCCGCCAGCCTGCGCCTCATATGGGACGTGCGTTTCGTCTGTCAGTTTCTTGCCCCTTAGTTCGCCTAAGAATTCCATGAATGACGTTTGTGCGTCCCACGCGCCTGCCTCTACGTGCGCTTCTGGGTGGAATTCTTGGTATATATCGTCCCACGGTCTGCCTTCTGTCCGGCTGAAAAATATGCCGCCTAAGCTAAACGCGCCGTAAGGGACACTCTCGCCATTATGTTTGAGTTCCGCGTCAATCGCGTCTGAAACCCTAATGGTCTGGCCTTTCATTTTGCCTATGGTTTCGCCCCATATGGTTTTTGTTTCGCCTCCGATCTTTGTGTCCATTTTCATTATCGGCGCAATAATACTGTCGGCAAGTTCTTCGATATTCAGCACAAACCCCTTCGGGTCGCCTTTATATTTCTGCGCAAATTCCGTGATCTTTGTCACGACATTGCGCTGGTCTTTGCTTTCTTTGAGCGAGCCTAAAGCGTCCCTGATAGACTTTTTAAGGTTGTCCGTTTCGTATTTCGACGGCGGCTTGACTTCCCCTTTGTCGGGCAGGCTGGATATGAATTCTTTCGAGCTTACAACTTCCACGCGGTTTCCATACGCCTCATGAATAACCTTTGCAAGCTCAGGGTGCGTATCGCCCATAAGTTCCATGACGCGTTCTTCCGGCGTACCGGGCGGGTATGCCACGTCAGATACATTCCCCTTATCGGTTTCCAGACGTACGAATACGCCTTTATCGGTGACGACTGCTGATAATTTCCCGTTTTCAATGCCAGCAGACGCGCCTTGTTCGTAGGGTATGCCTTTCGCCTGTTCCGGTGAAATGTTGGCCATTTTCTTGACTGGCTCGGAGTTCTTGAAATTGTCGCGGGCGGTTTGTACTTGCTGTTTCTGTTCGTTTTGTATACGTACCGCTTCGTCTGCTACGCGGCCTTTCGCTTCCTGCGCCTTGCCGTAAATGTTTTCGTATTTATCGCCAATGGCCGGGGGTTCTTTCCCGGTTTCGTCCCACGGCTTGCTGTCGTAAAACGCCCTGCCAAGCGACTCGAATTTCTTGGTAATGCTCATTGTCGGGGACATGGAATTTAAGGCAGACTCTTTGATACCGTTTGCCTTGCGAATTTCAGCCGCCTGTTGGTGCAGCCTGTCCAGTTCCCGCGCCTCGTCGGGGGTGAAATGTCCAAGCGCAACTGCCGAGTCAAGCAGTTCGAGTGTTGATAGGGTGTCGTTTAGTATCTGCGGGTCACGATCTGGCTTAACGTCCTCTTTAAGGTTAGCCACTTGTTCCTTGTACAGTTCAAGGTAACTTACCTCTTTCATGTCCCTTCCGGTCTGCGCTTTATAGGCGGCTGCCTGTTCCTCGGTAACGGTGTATTTATTCTCGTCACGGAATAGCTTTCCGTCGCCCATTGCAAGTGACTCGATAACCCCTACAAACGAAATTGGCTCTGCACCAGTTTCGCCCCGTAGCGCAGGGGCTATTTGGTTTTCGTAAAGTTCTTGGCCTTTAATGGCGTTCTTTGCGTAGGATATCCGTGTGTTTTCAACATGGGTTCTAAAGCCGCCTATTGCGCCGGGGACTGCCGCCATTACAAGGCTCATTGCAAGGCCGTTTTTCGCGCCCTCTACATAGCCGGTCTTGAAAGCGTTATAAGCCTGCGTATAGTCGCCTGTCTTTGCAAGTTCTATTGAGTAATTGGTAAAGGCGTTTGACAGGGCTATCTGTGTATCGCCAACGCCTGCGGTAACGCCGGAATAGGCAATGCCCCTTGCCAAAGCGTTTCGCCCAAGTTGGCTGTTGGCAATTCTTGATAGTGCGCTTTTGCTGGTTTCCATTACTGAGGTTGTAGCCGCTTTTTCACCGGACTTGGCAAGTGCGCTAATCAGTTTCCCTGTACCCATTGCGGATAGCTTGACATATTCCTGACCGGAAAATATGAGTGCGCTTGCAAGTCCTGACTCTGTTGCTATTTTAGAAGCCTGCTCGTGGGACAGTCCGTCCATTCTCGCCTGTTCATAAGCTGCGCTACCCATCCACTTGTACATGACGGGCATTGTAATAGTTGCACCAGCTATCCTGCCAACGCCGGGGGCTGCTCCAAGCACATTCTGCAAAATAAACGCGCCGGGGTTGTCCTGCATCATCGGTATCATTCCTGCGCGGGTGTCGTTTAAGCCTTGCTGTACAATGTTTTCCTTTTTGTAGAAGTCAACGCCAGTAGTGTCTTTGACGATCTGCGGTGCGGTTGCCACTTTATTGAGGAATTTCATATACTCAGGGTCGGATATCTTATTGTTCCATGCGGCATTGCTAATTTCGGTATGATAGACGCTTAACGCCCCTTCCGTCGTGCCACGTCCCCAGAACTTTGCTCTGTCGTCAGAATTGCTTTGCAGTATGGCTGTTTGGATAGCGCGGATATTGGTAATATCTCCAGCGTCAAAAATTATAGGGTGTCCACTTTCGAGATAGCCGGGATATGTCTGTTCCAAGTATTTATTAAACGCTGTATTGAACCGGCCCTGCTGCTCCTCGTTCATTTTGTCGGTCACGAAATCAAGGGAGGTCGCGGAAGAACCGGTATAGTTGTAGTGTAGGTATTCGTTCTGTTTGTTCGGGTCGTAGTCTTTCACCACACCAAGCGACTTGGACGTGTTAGATAGGTATTTATCCCTGTCGCCTTTGAAATTATTTGGGAAGAATACGAACGACGGTGCTTCCGCGATCTTCGGGTCAATGCCTCCAAGCATTTTAATAGCCGCATTATCAACAGAAGCGTCGTTTTTATGCAGCATACCGCTGCTGTAATTCATTTGCGCTATTGCCGAACCCCTGGAATGGGGCCTATCTATCTTTTTCGCATTCGGGTCGGGCGTATTGTCTGCTTTGTCTGCGCCGATATTCTTGAATAAGACGGACTGTTCCAAGTCTTGTATCTGGTACTCAGTTGCGGCGTGGTCGGCAATAGCTTTGTTCTTTACTTCGGGGTCAAAGGAATACTGCGCGAGCCTTGCGTTGGTTTCGTTTAGCGTTTTTAGGTTTTGAATTTTCTGTTCGGTATTGTCCTGACCGTAAACACCGCGTACAAGCGGGGACTGCGCTTGCCTTACGCCTTGTTCTATTTTGTTGCTTAGGCCGCCAAGCTGCTGTTGCTTTGCGCCTATAATTTCGGGCGAGTTGTCTGGGCTGGTTAATGCCGCTATCCCCTGTTCGCGCCGTTTTATAAGTTCGGCTTTCGAGTATTCCGGCGCATAGCCGTGTTCCATTGAGTAGTCGATCAGCGGTATGTCGTTTGCGGGTTCAAGGCTTTTATAGACTTTGTTCAGTTCGCCTGAAAGAACCGCCGCGTCTGCAAGGCTGTTTTTCAGTTCCTCGTTTTGCCATGGTGCTTTGTCGCCGTAAGCCTGCGCTTGCTTTCGCATAGCGTCAATACGCGCTGCTTTCGTCAGTTCCGCTTCATGCTGCTTGCGGTCTATTTCAGCAAGTACTTTCCCGCTCGCTCCACGTGCGTACTGTTGCAAGTCTGCGCTTAGTGGCGTTTCCGGCGTTGTGTCCGTCAAGCGTCCGGGCTGTAAGCCAGTTGCGTGGGCGGCTTGCATATTCCTCAGGCTTTCGTTTGTAGCCGGAAGGACTGCTGCCGCTTGTTTTGCCTTTAGGGTTTCTAATGCAGACTTTGATATTTTCGGGCTTGCGTCCGGGCTGTTCATGTTTTGGTAGCTGAAAGTATTAGGCGGCTTGACTTCCTGCATTTTCTGGATATTCGGGTCGGGGGAAGTCGCTTGGCTTTTTGCCGTCCAGTTGAACTGCGCAGGGTTCATGTTTGAGCCTGTCACCGCAGCACTACCTTGGTTCGTGTTCACCTTCGGGGCGGGCGGCGTGTAGGAATTTATCATTTCAGCCCTTGCCGCCGCGTTGGAATAGTTCTTTACCGGCTGAGGGGCTACTGGCTGCGCTGCCTGTTGCTCTGCCACGCGGAACCCGCCAACGGTAGTAGGTTGTGGCGCAGGGTTAGCAGACTGTAACTGACGTTTCTTAGCCGATGCGTAGGAATTGGTTGCCAAGTCTTATACCTCTCAAATTATTTATTGGGGACATAAACGCCGGGTATTCCGGTATATGTGTATCCGGCTTTTTCTGCGCCACCAGCGTCGCCACGGCGCGGGGTTGTTGGTATAGCAGTCCCGCCCACCATCATGCTGCTATCAGCACCGCTACTGGCTGGCGTTTTGGGCGCAACAACGCCACCGCCGCCACCCCCGCTTTTCACCGTCTTGGACGGGTTGGAAGCGGTAGACGCATTGAGCGCGGCGATCTGGGCGCGTTGGTATTGTTCCTGCAATGCCGCCATTCTATTGGCGTTGTCCTGCGCCTGACCAGCTAAAGTACGCTGCCCGTCAATGTCGCCGGTTAAATTCGCCAATGCAATTTTATAGTCAATGTCTTGCTGGGTTTTGGCTAATGCCTGCTGGCTTTCCTTGTACCATTTGTCAAGGTCAAGGGTCTGCTGCTGGTAGTCTTTATCCCATTTGAACTGTTCGTTTTGCAGCCATTTGGTGTAATCTGAGTCGTAAGCGTCTACCGTCACATGATAGTCATTGAGTACGTCGCCAACTTGGTCCCTATAAGCCTGATACCTGTTTTGGTAAGCAGTCTGCCTATCGGCGTTTGACTTGCTCATAAGGTCAAGCGCGGAATTGAATGTGTCGGACGTACGCTGCGCCTCGACTGCGGCAAGCGCGTTTTGTTTCATTTGTTCGGCTGGTATCTGGCCATAGAAACCTGTCTTTACAGCTTGCCTTGCGCTGTCGTTTAGGGTCTGGGCTACTTGCTGTTGGTAGATCGGGTCAATTCTCGACCTTGCAATGCTTTCGCCCTCAGCCCAGCGCATGGGGTCGTAAGCGGCGGGCTGGCTGCTGATAAGCTGTTCGTAAGTGGTCAGCTTGCTTCGCGCCTCTTTCGACAAGGGGTCTTGGTTGCCAAGTGCGCCGGAAGCCAGACTTTCGCGGTTGACCGTGCCGACCGTCTTGTTGGCGTTTGCAAGCTGGGTTCCGAGTGCGCTTTGCTGTTGCGCCGTCTGCGCCCGCTGGTCCATGATCTGGTTGGCGTAGTCGGTCATAGAAATTGCCTGCGTCGGCTGGGTTGTATTTGTCGGCTTGGTCGTGTTTATACCAGATGTCTGCG